GTAAACTATAATTTTCCCTTTGAAATTAGCTTCTTGAATTACGTTTAATAAGACTGGACAAGTATGGAATATTTGAACTACGTCAAACGTGTTTACAATGTCTCTAATCCTATCCTTACTTACCGCCCTACTTTGTGACGTGTACCCAAACGGATGAATAGACAAAGCGTAATCATTGCAGTAAACACCAATAGAACGCAAAGCATTTGCATTGTTGTGGCTCATGTTAGCGTAGTCATTACTAGCTATATTAAACACTCTAATATTATCCACCATAGGAAAAGACTAATTGTAAATATTAATAATATCCTACCAAGATTTAACATCTGTGATGCATTGTCTATTACCTACATGGCTATTCATCCAATCACCTTCGGATAAAAAAAAGGTTTTGTTATTATTTGAACATTCGTTTCTAATTACTATTGAGTAATCTTGTACGTTATCGCTTTGAACGATTCCACAGTTGCAAGTTTTAGTTTCTTTTTCACAACTAAACAAAGCTAGAGTAAGTATTAATACGTATTTCATATTTATTTTTTTAAACAAATATACAAATAATTTAGAAACTAAAATTTCTATTACCTCCTTGCGGTTGATTTACTATAATAACATCGTTCAACTCCATTTGTACATTATCAAATCTTAATGTTGGATATTCATTTCTAAGATATGCTTTGAAATAGGTTTTAAATAAATCAATCGTATTGGCAAAAGAACGAGAGTTAACGAAATTATACAGTAAGTCCATAGGCTCGATATGGTAAACTAGATACTCCTCTGCATAGATTTTTACCGTGTAAGTATAAACAGATGACATAAACGTGCCGAATGTGTAATCTACTTCGATGGTTACATCAATCGAACGATACAAAGCAGACGTATCAATTAATGGAGCGTTTAAGATTACTTCTTTGAATTTCCTTGTCAATCTTCGGTCTACTTCTTTTGGTGTTCTAAATGCCATTACTATAATTTAACAAGTTCAAATTCTCTGTCAACTAAATACTCCATGTATACATCAAACAATTTATCAAATGCCTTTTGCACTTTGTCACGCTTCAACGTTTTATCGGTTATCTTTCGAGGTGTTATAAACCTTGTACCCTCATCCACAAATTTAAAATAATAAGTTGAATTAATAGACGTTACACTAAACATTTCTTTACTCTCATCGTATGTAATTTTAACCTTTGTATTATTTTTCATACGTCCAGTATCAACGGCTTTTACATCTACAATCTGTTTTTTAATTTCAGCATTGAGAATCCTAGCCGTTGCCCCTAGTTGTGAATTAAGTTGTTGTTTACTTGCCATTATAATGAAGCTGAATAAGCATAATTAGCCACGTTGTTTTGAGCCGTTGTGATTTGACTTTCTGAAACGACAGCAGTTACTGTAATGTTTTGATTAGTCGAACCGCTTGCACCACCCGAAGCATTTAAGTTGTTAGCTTGGCCACCACTTCCAAACAATGAAAAGCTAGGTGTTGAACTTTGTTGTTGTTGACTTGCTTGTGGTGGCGCACTTTGTGTCGGTGTTGATGCGTTAGAACCTGCACCTCCTCCGTATTGTTTAGATGCAATTATAGCAATGTTAGCCGCACCTGTTAAACCAGCAACTATTGACAATGGAATATTAGGCAAAGATTTAGCAACCGCCAAAGCCGTAGCTATTCCAGCCGATACTAATGCAGCCGCTTTATCAATCTTAAACTTTTGTCTAGCCGCTTTCTCTTGACTTGCCACATCTTTATTTGCAGTTGATACAGCTAAGTCACCTAATGTAGTCATTAACCCACTCGCACTACTTGTGTACTCGTTTGCTACGTTTAACTTCTCTTGTATCTTTTTCTTTTCAGTTGCTTTGTCATATTCTGCAATCTCATCTATACGCTTCTTTTCTATTTCTGCAATTGTATTCTGATATGTTTGCTCGTCAATAATTGCACTTTGTTTGTATAGGTCTAACTTCGCTTTTTCTTCTGCAAATTTCGCATCCTGAGTATTGATAAACTTTTCACGCTCGTCTGTTTCTAAGGTGTCTAAAAAAGCATAGTAATCGAGTTGCAACTCTTTTCTAGTTTGTGCGTCTGCTTCGTCTTTAGCTTTCTTTTCAGATGCGTATTTATCATTAATTACTGCAAGTTCTGCGTTTTGAGCTTCGGTTAATAATACTAAATCTTCTTTCGAAACACTAGCTTCATTTAGTAGAGTAAAGTATTTATCTTTAATTGCATTCTCTTCTCGTGCTTGGTTACTTAGCTTACTATCTTCATAAGCATTTTCAAGTGCAATAACTTGATTTTGTATTTCGTTTAGTCGCTTGTTTTCTTCTTCAACTAATTTAATCCGCTCGTCTTGTGCTTTCTTTTGCGCTTCTAACTTCTTAGCGTTACTCGCTTTTTGTTTTGCTAGTGCTTCCTGATTTGCTTTATCTTGACGGTCTGAATCTTCTTTCTTTTCCTTAATATCGAAAACTACTAAATCTTGTTTAGCTTTGATAAAAACCTCCTTAGCCTTATCAACATCCTCCATTGCTTTTTTATACTCTTCGGAATCTTTACCGAACAATCTAGCCTTAGCCTTAGCAATTTGTAAACGTGCGTCTAGTTCTTTGTAACCCGTATACTGAATTACTTTAAGTTTCTTACGCTCTAGTTCTTCGGTGTCTTTACCGTTCGCTGCCAGTTTGTTAATTTCAAAGTCTAATAAATTGACACGCTTTTTACTTTTCTTTTCTTCACTGGCTATTAACTCTTCATTTCGTTCAATTTGTTTCTTTGCTAAATCTTCCCCTTTAAAATCGGTTAACCCCATCCAATCGAGTAAATCCTTGAACGCTTGGACAACTACATCTATAACGTCACCAATTGCCTTCATTGCCTTTTTAAGAATACCCATTTTATCGAGTAGCTTAACGATAGCAATAACAATCAATGCAACTAATCCAGCAATTAAAAACAATGGATTTGTAAGTACGGCTTTACCAACAGTCATTAAGGTTTGCCCCATTTGTTTAACGCTTCCTATTGCATCCTTGAAAGTTATTTTTCCAGCTGATTGAGCGAATAATTTAGAACCGTCTACCATCCTATCGAAATCCAAATCAGCAAAACCCGCTCCAATTTCTCCGAGTGATTTAGATACTAACTCATATTTAGAGCCAGTTGTCAAGGCATTTATTTGCTCGTTAACTCCTGCCATTTGGTCTTTTAAATCCGCAGCCTTTTGAGCCATCGCATTGAAAGCATCTGTACCAGCTTCTAATTGGTGCAATTGGTTAACCGTTTCCTTTAACTCTTGGCGCAACGTTTTAACCCCCGAAGTGTTTGCCGTTACATTTATATTAATATTCTTTTCCATAGCTTAATTATACAACGATTCTTAATTCACCTCCAGCAGTTCGATATACATCCCCCGTATTTAACACGGCTGCGGCTGCGGTATTATCTGCATAAACGGAAAGTGTTGGTAAGTTAAACACTCCATCTATTGCAATTAGACCTCCTATAAAATTAATAGAATTACCATCTAATAAGTGTGTTCTATTTCCGTCTAATGTTAAATCGGTATTGGCAAAGTTTTGACCTACCTTAACAATATCAGTACCGTTTAATTTACCCGTTACAAATAAGTTTTCTGTGTGTACTCCATCTTCGGTTACTTCAACATCGTTACCAACTATCATGGCATTTTTTACAGATTGCCCTACCGTGACATTTTTACCACTAATCAATACATTACTTCCCGAAGCATTGTTATTTAGGGCACCGTTGATTTTGTTTACTAATGCCGTAGTTGCACCCGCAACACTACCAACTGCACCTGTAAAGATTGTCGGGTCTTTCAATGGAAAGTTAGGTAGTCTTAAGTCTTCATCGATGGATAGTAATTCAACCCTCGTTAATTGCTTACTGTTTGCGTTGTAATCAATAATTTTGTTTATGTTCCAATATGAACGGTCTAAATAAATCTTATCATTTAGTTTTAAGTTCTGAATGTCGTAACTAGTTAACCAAAGATTAACAGCGTATAATTTACCGCTATTAATTTGCGACATTGTTCTCCTCCAAAATAAGTTCGCTAGGTTGTTATGAGTAGGGGAGTTGTAAGTCTTATCAAAATAGTAATCACATATCCCAAAGTTAATATCAAACGTTGGATTTATCTCTTTGTCGAAGTGCGTGGTTAATGGGTAGGTATTTAAACTTGCCCCAGTTGTACCGTAGTCAATTATTTGATAATACCCACAATTGTAAACTCCTCCATCATATAAAATCTTTGGTAGTGTTTTTGGTTCTGCTCCATTTAAAGCCGTTACCGTTGCACCGAATGAAGTACGAATAAAAGGGGACGCTCCGAATATCAATTCCTTTTTGTCGTCGTTTTTAATGTACTCATTGTCAAACGTGTATTCAACTTGTCCGTAAATCTCATTTACATTTTGTAGATACCCTTTATTAAATTCGTCGTTGTCTTCTTTGTAAGTTAATGTTAGTCTTTTACTTGTTAATTCGGGAAGGAAGTTAATAGTATTTACTTGTTCTTTTGCTAGTTTTTCGCTCCAATCTTTCACCTCACCACCGTCATAAAAGTCATCACGAACCTTTAAGATAATCTTTTTAGGGTCGTCATTGTCAGGCAAGCAATAAAGATTAAACATCGTAAAGATTGACTTTAAAAAGTCGCTTTGTTTAACTTGTTTTGGAATGTATGAAGAAAGTAGTATAGGGAAGTTGTACCCAAAAGCATCCGCACTAGGAACTATTCTAATTGATATTGAATTTATATTTAGAATAGGCTGGCAATTAGCAATAGCATTATCTGAGCGCCTTTTAAATATCGCAAATTGTGTCACCTCTGTAATACCGCCTAACTGTATTTGTTCACTCAATGCAATATTAGAAGCATTGATAACCGTTGAAATTGTCCCCGAACTGCAAACTGTGTCACCCGTTGGGAAGTCGGACATACCAGCGTAATTTTTATCTATTACCGTTTCACCATCTGCATTAATATAAATTCTACTGTTTACACTTGTGGAAGGAATGTAATTAAACCCCTTCAAAGCTAATGCCGTATTTGTTACGGCAATTATAGGGTGCATTGTGTAAGTATCCCCATTCGTTCCCGAAGCCACATAAATATCACCAACTTCGTTATTACGCCATATCATTTCAAAGTCTACAGTAATCTCATAAATTAAGAATGAAGGTGCTGATAATACAAAAGGATTAGTATAGATTGAACTTGCTGGGGTGTATAAGGTATCTAAATCTTTTGTTTCGGTTGTAACGTCTATCTTAATAACGGGGTCTACTGTTCCGTTAACATCATAAACGGCATCTATTTCTTGAGCAGTTGATTCATTTGCTAATACTTCGCTTTGGCTTAATGCTGAATCTGTAATTGTTGTTTTGTCACCATTGTAAGGAATCAACAACTTATCAAAATGGTAGTCTATTGCTTCGTCCCATTCCCAAGAATATCCAGCCATTGAGAAGATACGGTTGAAATACTCCCAAACGTAAACAGCGGGTTTCATTTCAATTAATGAATAACTAGCATTATTTGTGTATGGTAAAATGTATTTATAACCATCTACATAAGTATTCGCATAACTACCTACTACATTTGTAGACGTGTAATTATGGTCGAAGTTTGAAAGGTCTATATCTGATAAAAAAGCATTTCCAATATTCGTGAATAATTCCCCAACAGTGTCCTTTACCGTTACAGTATAAACAATCTCTTCATCGTCGTTCATTCCATTAGACACTTTATCTACTGAAACTAATTGAAGTATTGCATTATCTAAAACGGTATTACCATCTTGAATGATTAGGCATTGTTGTTTAGTGTTGATGTTAAATACTCCTGTTGCGGTGTTCACATCAAATAAATGTCCTAAAACTAAATTGTTGTTTTTAGTCCCTGCTACTTTGATTGATTTTGAGAAAGCTCCCGTTTTAGAACTTAAATCTCTAATATCCGATATACCAAAATTCAAAGGCACAACAACCTCTTCGGCAATTTCTAAATAAGCATTAATACCTACGTTTTGGAAGTCACCTATTATCTGAATGTACGTCATAAGTTTATAGGTGTTTGAACTGCCAATTTAACTGTGATTGTTTTACGTATCAAATTTTTATTCTTTTGTCTTTCAATTGGGAACGATGTATCTGTAATTGTACATGCGAAGTAATTAGAGCCAATTTTTAAGAACGTATCACCACTTGTCATTAACTCTTCAAAGTAAACGCTTTCTACATCGCTCATCCAGTTAGTGTTTAATGTAATTTCCTTTTTTAAATCTACTGAATAAATAGCATCCCCTTTGTCGTATGTTGTAAAGTCGAATGTGTTTGATGTTAAGTTGACATCCCCGAACTTCTTATTGTAACTATTACGGGTTACATTTCCATTTTCTGTACTTCTAAGGTTAAAAGCGAATGAACAAAAAGCACCTAACCTGTCAAAGAATAAAATGCTGTATTCTTCAATTGCGCATCTTTCGTCAATTAACATTCTGAATGTTTCAGTCACTTTATCCGTTGACACCTGCAACCAGTAATCAACGTAATCAGACGTTAAATCAATTGCAGTTCCTACTGTCATTGTTAAGGTTGGCAAATTATCTAAACCACAAGGGAATTGAACAACTCCATTATTAGTCGATGCTGTCAAATTTCTATATCCTTTATTACCTAGACTGTCCTCAAACCACAACACTTTGGTAGATGATGCGTAATTATTCCAATAAGCCATCCAACGGTCTTGGCTTAATGACTGTGTTGTAATTAAAGGGCAATTAGTAAGTAATCGTGCAACTGATGGAGTAGCAGGAACAAAGTTTGTATAGTTGTAATTCTTAAAATCTAGTAAGTCCAAAGCTCCATTAAATGCAGTTTGATTTGTTAGGTTGGTTAGATTTGTAAATCTTGACTTTCTGTTATCTGCATAGTAAATTTTACCAGCTGAAACAGCTCCCGAACTTATCCAAGGTAACTCTGTTTGTAATTCGTAAACACTTGGAACATCAACAACGGTATGTAGTCCGTTTATTGTGTCTCTAAAGTCACCATAAGTAGAATTAAACTGTGTTCTTATTTGGTCACCTACTACAAAAGGATGAGCCGTTACGTTTGGTACTTGTTCAAATCCTACTGCATTGTTTAAGAATACAAAATCTGTATAATTCCATGCAACGACATACTCTTCACCGAATTTAATATCAAACTTTAAAAACTGATTAGTTGCATTTTGATTGTGAGTAACTAAAAAAGGTAGGTTACTAGATAGGAAGTTTTGTATGTCTCTTGAAATATTTACTTCCGCTAATCCATCCAATGGTCTTGGGGGGTATTTCTTTTCAAATAACTTTGCGCCACCTCCAGAAATATACACTTCAACAATAAATCTAAATGACCTTTCATTCACATTTGTAGAAGAAAGATAATACATGATTGGATTATATCCAGTCGTTAAAACTTGCGGTTGTGCTTCAATTGTTATTGCCATACTATTATTGGAATAAAGTTTTTAAATGTCAAGTGAGATTGTTTCGCTAAATTCTTCTGATGAATACGACTTCACCCAAATAACTGCATATCTAATTGCGTCCATTGCGTCATCATGTCGTTTTGCTACTTCCTTATCTCGAATGTCACCGTTAATCTTTTTGTGTTTGTAGTTTTTATTTTCTCTAATTATATCCTTTGACTGTGAATGTACATATACTTTCGATGTTCTAACTGCATTAATTCCTTTGTCAACTGATTTGTTTGCATTTAAACAATAGAATCCGTCAAGCCTTAATTCTTGTATCATTTCGGGACGTGCATAGTCGCAAACAATCTCAATTGATTTGCTTATGTCTAATTGATTCATTCGGTTTACAAGGTCGTTACTAGTCAAATATGATTCATAAATAACTTGCTCAAGATATATTTCATTCTCAAAGTACCATACTTTAATTAATGCGGTTGGATGTTGGTAACCAAAATCTAAACCGTATAGATAATTTTGGAATCGTTCAGGCTTGGAATCTAAAACCTCCCACCTTGAATAAACATTTTCACGGCTTGTCGCTTGTTCACCTAGTGCATAAATTTGGTACAGTATTTCGTCGGTGTTCTTTAAATCTTCAATTTGCCGTTTAATAGAATCCTCTAAGAATGGATTATCTTTGTACGTTGATTTAATAACTATCTTTTCATCGATTGGCAATTGATAAATCCAGCTATCTGAATCGGACGGGTTATAATCTAGTATTATCTTTTCGCTTGTTCTAAAGTTTAACTGTTGGAAGTCCTCGCTCCATAACTCATTGGCTTCATTTATCCATGCTATGTTCCTTTTACGACCTCTTATCTTTTGTTCGTCATCTACAGAGAAGAACTCTACCATTGAGCCGTTAGGGAACGTATAAATATTTTCTGTTTTGTTGTGGTTTGATCTGTCGTAAATATCTAAATTCTTAAGCACCTCGAAAAAATCACGCATAACGGTAGCACGTAATGAAGGAAACGTTTTACGAATTATAGAAACAACCTTGTCATTATTTTGCAAACAATAGATAATCATAAGTTGACAAAGTGAATACGTCTTTGACGACCTAGAACCACCCTGATTAACAATAAAACGCACCCCATCAGTATGGAGTGCGTCAAAGTTTCGTTCGAATACTATTGTTGCTTCAATGTTCATTCACTTTCTTTTGGTCTTATTATCTGAACTGATATTGATTCTATTTTTTTACCATCTGAAACAACGTCTATTTTATCCCCGTATTTATGAGGTGCCATTTTAGACAATACCCATTTAATAGAATCTACTCTTAGCCTATCTCGTTGAATTACATTTGAGCCAGTAAAAGGTGTATGGTCTTCTTCGGTGTGATTTGCAATTTCAAGTATTTGCTCAAAGAGTAATTCAGAACGCCCCTCGCGCGCGTGCGTGTATTGGTCGTTTAGTTCTTTACTGTTATTGACTAATTTATGAAAGTCCCTTCTATAACATCCTAACGTTTCACAAGCCTTACGCAAAGACAATCCACTATCTATAAGTTTTATTACTTCGTTAAATTGTTCTATTTTCATCCTCCTATTAATTCAATGAATTTTGCTTTACTTGTTGCTTTAATATCTGGAAATCTTTCTCTTAATTCGTTGATTGTAAAATCCTCCCATTCGTCAGCTATCTTTGCTTTGTTTAAATTAACTGAACGAGGTACAAAGGTTAAATCTTCTGTCATAAATTCAAACTCCTTAATCGCTCCCCATTCATTAGCATCTGCTGTCGATGTATCTATTGTCATTCGTCCTGTTGCATGAGTGTTAATTGTAACCTTGCAATCTTTGAACTCTTCTTTAAACTGTTTCATTTATTTCTTTTTTTAGTGTACTTATTATTGCATTGCCTGACCTTCTCGAGATATTGAAATACTCCCCCATTTCTCGTCCAGTTCTTTTTTTCTCTATGAAGTATGTATCAAATATAATTTTTTTAATTGAACACTTCAAACTTTGGCGATATTTTGATATTTTTGCTTTTTGTATTTGTCTAGTTACTTCCTTTTCTAGTAATGATTCGATATTGCTTTCTGCTTCTATTTCAATTCCTATTAATCCTTGGTGTCTTATTTCTTGTTCCTTCCTAACTTTTGAGTGTGAGAATGAAGCGTTCATATTGATAACATTTATCATGTATCTTTGAAGCATTGATTCACATTCTATTTGTTTTGATTTTTCGATACAGTAAACGTATGCTTCTGATATTAGCATAGCAGGGTCGAAGTCATTGCCACGTTTATAGTTTAATCCTTTTGCAATAGTGAAAAGCATTTTGTAGTTATCTGATATGTATGTGTCAATTTCTTGCTTGTTCATACCATTGATAAAATACTTTGTACTTCATTTTCCTTTTGATAAGGTTACACATACAGTAGGCATCCCCCTCGTTGTATTTTAAAAATATCTTTTGCAGTTCCTTCAAGCTTCTTTTTTCAAAGTTGTTGCGTGAACTCTCGAAAGTATCTATTTCATTTTGATTCAAAAGCGACATACAAATTAGCTATTAAACTGTAAAAAATTGCCCACCAAATATTTTGCGTAAAAATTAAAATGCTCCAAAATGATAAACATTTGAAGCACGTTAACACATCAATTAAGATGTAAAAGTAATCATTTTCTATTTTGTTTAAGAATAAATCTATTTTTCTTTGTAGTGGCTCAAAGTGAGTGACTAACCAGCAAATTAAAAACACCTTTATTTCCAACATTAATTCATACAATAAGTGTGACAAAGTACAAATATAGTATTTTTTCTTTTAACACAATGATAGTTAAAATAAATTGGTGTAATTATCACTTGGAATAGTTCTGTTGTTTCATTCATACAATTCACTTTGAACGAACTTTAACACTTCCAAACCTAACTCTAAATATGCTTTGTTTATCTCGGTGCATTCGTTGTTATCTTTTGGCATTATACCCTC